ATAAGCTGCATCTGCTGTGATGGACTTGGACCCTGTTCTTTCATCTGGTCTTGACTGATGCGGAACCTGTCGAGATCCGTAATACCCATGGCGCGGATTGCTTCCTCTGCAATCTGGCCAGCGTTGTATTCCATATTGAGGCCAGTTTGTGACATGATCTGCAACATGTTCATCCATGTCTCTGCGTTGCGGGTAGGTTCGATGGGCAGGGTTCCGTCGATGACAAGATAGTCGATGTCACCCTGTAAATCCTTGCTTACATCGTAGTCGAGATAACCATCATCGACCAATCCAGATAGTTGGTTTGGCATGTTTTGTTGGTCTATTTTGATCGAGCCTTCCATTGCGAGGCTGTCTTGTATGTTCGCAACCATCATCCTGACCATTGGGCGGATAGTTGTTGCAGACATAATTCTAGCAAGGACGCCGAGCCGTTGTGATCCGAGTTGTGTAAGACGTTGAATTTCTGTCGCTGTGCGGATACCGTCCGACGTCGGCATACCTTGCTGCGCATCAGAGGCCGCTGATACCCTTTGTTTTAGCTCTGACATCGCCGCGATGTCACCAAAATGACCTCTGGTTACGTCTGGTACTTGCGCAATAAAGACACCATCCCCTGGCTTTGTTCCCGCCATTGTACGCACAATACCCCAAGGGTTGCGGTCAATTAGGTCGGGAATGGAGACTTGTGTCGGGTCTGCGAAGATTAGATTGTTGAGGGCTGCCGATACGTTGTCGATACGTGATCGCAGGAGGTAGGTTGCAATATCGTGCATCGGCAAGATCAAATCGTAAAGAGACTGACCGTAAGTTTTGTGCTGGTCTTGGTACAAACCGCCAATAACGACAGGGAACTGGCGTCCGTATGGATTTAGTTGCATACGGATCACCACGTTCTCGTCGAGGATTGTTATACATAAAAATATCTGGTCGATGGATGGAATGTTTATTTCGTGACCAGATAGTCGTACCCATGCCTCATCTATTACTCTCGCGTCTCCGAGCGTGAAGTATGCGTGATCGAAGCGCTCTCTCTGGAGAGGCTGGGCGGGATCTATATTTAGGCCACGGCCTTCTTCTTTGTGCCAATGGTGTGCATTCCATGCGTTGCGTGGTGGTGAAATCTTATGTCGTAGCGCGGGAAACCTCTTCAGCTTGGGGTATAGCCCAGAATAGACGAGACTATTGAAGCTCACATAATCAGAGAAAACGATATACTGCATGTTATCCCAGTCACCCCAGTTTACACGGGGGTCTGGGAAGCATCGTCGTGGATCGAAGTTTATCATCTGGTTCTGATTTGTTTTGGCGTCCCATACGATTTTTGTCGGCGCGAAGCCGTAGCGTGTACTATCCAGCAGTAATTGCGCAAGTCGGGCTTCGCCCGCTGTGCGTCGCATCTGCTGGTGGAGAACACGTTCGAGGATCAAGGATGACTTGCGGGATTTGCGGTTCAGTCCTTCGAGTTGGAACATTGGGTTCCGTCCGCCAAGGGCTGCCATCAGGTAGGTTAAGACAGTGTCGGCTATTGCGCGTGTGTCTGCAATGACCGCCTTTTCGCGGAAGTCAGTTGCGTTGGGCGGCACATATACGTCGTGAGCGCGATCAGCTTCTTTCCAGTGGTCGTATCGTTTTCGGATCTTGAAGTACGACATGTCCACCATAGACTTGACATAGTCTACAATCCTTCGCTCTTGTTCCTCATTTAGATCTGAGGAGATGTCGTCGTAGTTCATCAGGCGATCTGCAAATTCTGAGAGATCTACGACAATGCCTTCAGTCGGGCCAGCAGTATATTCTGCGCTCCGATACGTTCCTCCTGATGGGAGGTTAGGGGTGTTTTTGGGTCCGCTTACAGTCATGGAAAAAGAATACCTCGTTTGAAATTATGGGTCGTCCTCAGATGCCCCAGCCCTGCCATTTGCTTAATTGGCGCTTTACTGTGCTTTGTAACGACTTACCGAAGTTCTTGTCGTCCATATGGTTAAGAGATTGGGATGGGTCACTGTGCAGGGCAAAAGCGTCGGGTGAAACATTGGTTCTGGATAGGACGTCTATGGCAATAGTTGCTGCATCTACTTGGTCGTCGTGGTTGCCGTTGGGGAAAGATACAGCTTCGTCGATAAATGGATCGAGCCATTCGGATTGGTCGGGTAGGAAGATGCGTCCACCTTCGATGAGCGGGAGGATTGCATTGACGCGGGAGACTTTGTCGTGGACGACCTTGTAGGGGATGATCGACATACCGCTTTCGCGCTTGAGTTCCTGTATGATTGACTGGCCAGAGGCTTTGTCTTCTATGTACATTGCTCGAAGCCCGCGCCCACGCCATACGTTGTTGAGGCGGATCAGGCGCTGCTTTAGTTCGGGGAAGTCGAACTTTCCGCGCATAATGTCGATGATGTAGATGTCTCCGTTGCGATCCATGCCAGCAGTTACGGCTGCTGAATAGTCAGCGGTTTCTGTTTTTTTGAAGGCGGTGTCCACTCCGATGACGAGAGACACGAAGTTTTCTGGCTTGAGATCTGCGGGATACTTCTGCCACCACTCGGTTTTGATTATGTTACCGCCCTCGATGTAGGGTTGTTGCTGGTACAGAGAGGCAAATTCGCGTGGATTTAGACGTTCACGCCGCTTGAGGTCCTCGATAGGGAAGCGTTCTGGCCATAGAGGGGCTTCGGCTTCTTCGTGTATATGGCGCTTGGTTTTGGCCAATTTGTTGAGTTCGTCGTTGTTTAGATACATCGGATGGTCTTTTGGGAGCCGCGTTCGACGGATTGGCTCTCCTTTTGTCTTGGTGATCGCTGGAAAGTTAACGTGCGTCCAGCGCCCTTCTTGCCAGTCTTCGGATTGTTGGAGGCGTCCAGCTAGGTCATCTGGGTGCCAGCGGGTGAGGATCACGATTTGTTTGGGAGGTGAACCGCCGCTCTCTGGTTGGAGACGGGTTGCAAGGGCTGATGTGTAATAGTTCCATGTTTTGTTGCGCTGGGTCATACTTTCAGCGTCTTCACGGGATTTGATTGGGTCATCAACGAGGAGGAGGTTAGCGGGGCGTCCAGATGTCGTACCGCCTACGCCGACTGCGAAGTATGCACCGCCGACTTCCGTGCGCCATACGTCTGCCGCTCTGCTTTCCGTGGATAGGGTGAACTCAGGAAAGGCTTGTAACATTTGTTTCTGCTCTACGACAGAACGAACCTGTCGTCCGAAGTCTGTCGCCAGTTGTGAGTTGTACGAACAGGACATGACAAAGCGATGTGGATTGCGAGCCATGAAGTATGACGGGAACAAGACAGTGCCAAAGGTTGATTTGGCATGTCGTGGTGGCATTGTGATCAGAAGGTTGTTTGTGCCGAGCTTATTCTTTTCGAGGCGGTCGAGTGCGTCGATCAGTTCGAGTTGAAAGTCTGCCAGTGTCCAATCTGGGTAGATGAGTTGCACAAACTCCTTAAAGTTTTCGGAGGCATCGCGAAGGCGCAAGAGGTATCTTGCGACTTGCGCCTGAGACATCTTCTTCATTTTCTGTTTCTCAGAATACGAGAGATATGTATCTCTTGTGCCTTATCTTTGTCGTAGATTGCGTCGGCCATGATCTTCATTAGATGATCCATCACAGCTTTCTGACGTTTATGTGGGGGAATGCTCTGTAAATCTATCTCACCCATGGCTTTGCCAAACTCTTCGGTGGTTAGATTGCTGTCTAATGCGTCAGCTTGTTTGTTCGTTATCTTCATTCTGCTCTATCTCCGTGTATTCTGCTTCGATTGTTGACACACCCTGCGCGATTGCCTCCAGTTCTTCGCGAGAAAGGTCTGTAAGTGCCTTGGTTGAGTGTTCATGCTGGTGAAATGATGCGTTTAGGTCTGGTATTACCTTGTTTAGTAGTATGCCAAACACGCGGGCTTGCGTGGGGTTCCACGATTTCGCCCCCATTACCACAGCATTTGCGTCTTCTAGCTGCGTAGACATGTAATTACAGATCTGTGTGCGGATTTTCTGGCTTTCTGCTGGGGAAAATTCCACCTTTGATGCTAGTTTTGTCATTTCTTCTGCCTTATCTCTCTCTTTATTGGGGCGACAACCAATAGAACAGTATTTTCTACGGCCTTCATGTGTCGCTTTTGTCGTGAACTCCTTCCCACATCGCTCACAGTTGAGGGTAATTTGGTATCCACGACCCCATCTTTTCCTTTCTGACGTTTTCAAAATTTGCTCCGATTAGTTCTGGGGTAGGGGAGGTGACATTTCGTAAATCTGCGCGTCGGGCGGGACACCCCCCCGCCCCCTTTTCCAGAATTAGGGTATTGTTTCTGCACAAATCCTGCACAACCGAGGCTAAACCCTTGATTTTGCTCACTTTCTGCACCCTTTGTAGGGGTGTTCTGCCCCTTTTAGGGGCAAAAACGTTTTGAGATTGAGCCGCTCGGACTGGACAACACACGCCTTATTACCTCCAAATAAACCTTTTCAATAACTTAGACCAAAGGCGGCAGGGCATCGTCCCTACACGCGCACGTATCACCGAAGGTGCTTTTCAGTTGGAGGTCGAGGCTGTTCTCGGCCCAAAACGCGAAGGAGTTACGCGATGACAAAAGAAGTTAAAATCACACCTACACGCATGTCAGCCAAAGGCTACGCACAGGCATTTCTCGGAACCAAAAGCGCCAAGGCGCGTGCGGAGATCATCTCCGCGTGTGAAGCCCACGTTGCCAACGGTGCCTCGCGCAAGATCGCGAATACGCTTTCAGCGATGAAGGACGGCAACACAGCTTCGCTGAAGTGTCGCGTGAGTGGCGACTGGTCATCCTACAAGCGAACTGCGAAGCAGTCCAAGCCGACGACAGCGCCGAAGGCCAAAGCGCCAGCGAATGACCCGATGAAGGCTCTCGCGAGCGAACTGGCGGGCAACGAAGAGCTTTTCGCAGCGTTCTTCAACATGGTCGCTGAAGCGCGTAAGTAATCACCCCAACCCAATCAGCCCTCACGCGAAAGCGTGGGGGCTTTTTTTATGTCCGAAGGAGGGATCAATGACAGGCATAACGAACATCGCGCTCGGTGCGCTCTATGGACTACTCATCGCGTGGGTAGTCATCAACTGGGTCATCGGTTGTGGCGACTTCACGCGCACAATCGACGGTCAAATACTTCACGGCAAATGTGTACTCGTTCCGTGGGTGAGCCAATGAGTGTGCCGCAGAATACAATATGCGCGGTCAAAGCTCTAAGTGAGGCAAGCACCATACTGCGAACGTATCGACGAGAACATCCAAACAGTGAGCATTCACACACCCATGCTTATTTAGTGGGGATCGTACAGGAAATCGCGGAACTGATCGAGTACGACACTCAGCCAATGTCCATTCAATGGGACGAGGAAGAGGACGGAAAGTACAATTCTCTTCGCGACTGAACCACATCGGTGATGGGCAGCGTGTCTGCCCTGATCCCATGCGGTTCCCGCATGACAACCCCGAAAATGGAGGACAATATGATACGAAAGAAACAAGTTACTGAGCGCGTCATCGACCTGACAGGGCCAGATGGTAACGCAATGAGCCTTATCGTAAGGGCGCGTCAATGGGCGCGTGAATGCGGAAAAGACGCCTCGGCAATCACGAAAGAAATGATGTCGGGCGACTACGACAACTTGGTCGAAGTCTTTGACCGCGAGTTCGGCAGCTTCTGTGTATTGGAGCGATAAAAGGCAACCTCACGCATCGCAAGGCAACTTGCGGTGCGTAAAGCACTTGACTTGGGTGTCTACTGTGTTATACACACAACTTAAGTTACTTCTCACGCACA